GTACAATTTCACACATTTGTTACGAAATTCATCGTAATCCATAATCTTACCAATTCTTTCTCCAGTCGAAACATGTCTCATGGTGAACCGGTAGGATTTTGTTGAAAAGGGTTTTCCTGTCAACTTCTCGACTTTTTGTTGATCCAAACGCTCTACACGATCACCATATCTTTCTTCCACAAGTTTAGTGAATTCTGAAGCATTTGTTACTTCAACACAAATGTCAATCCTCCTTTTGAAAGCTTCAGGAGCAGAAAGACTGGGAATCTTAACATCACTAAGTGCATTGTTTGAGGTCGCAATGACAACTCGTGATGTGAAGAAACTCTTCGCCTTATCCTGCAAATGAGCCATATGAAGGGGCATTGGGGCCATGTTTCCTGTCCGAATCCACTCCATATATTCGAGATTGGGTTTCTGTTGAGAATCAATGAGTTGTCCAAAATCGTCATAAACCACAATTCTTTGCCCACAGTAACCATCCCAAAATTCTTGTTCGATCGCTCTGTAATAAAGTTCTTCCGTATAGTCCGATTTTCCATCTTTCTTGGGCATTCCATCTATCTTGAGCATGTCAATGGCGAGAAAATTGATAAGACCTGTCTTACCTACACCAGATTTTCCATAAATGTAAACATTGATGGGTTCGACTCTGGGTCCGCCACGAAAAGCTCCAGATGATTGTGCTTGGAAGAAGTACAGTTGCAACACTCGAAAGTGAACATCAAAAGCTGTCATCAACTTTGGATCAACACGATATTCCTGCAATTGGGCTTTCATTCTAAGTCCTTGGCGAACAAGACTTTGCACCTCCAATATTTTGCCGGGTCGACGTGCAATATCTTCAGATGTGTGCCGGGAAACCAATGTTTGCACTTGTGCATACCAATCTTGGCACCCAGTCACAAGTTTCTCAACCTCAGAAATTGCTGCAGGAAATCCTGTTTGCCATTCAAAAATCTTTTCGCAGGCAAATTGCACTACTCTTTCAAGAGCGCTCCATGCAAACGTTGCTCCTCGTGCAAGGTTACCGAGTTGACACACCCCTTTCACAAGGGAGGACATTTGACCATCACTTGGAATTTTCTGCATGAGTATTGTTCCTCCAATCATTCCAAAAATAGTCGCCAAGCTAGAAAGCGGATCAAAATCTGCTACTTGTGCTTGAAACTGATTAGAAAGGATAGAAAAAGCTGATTGCAACCGATCCTTCACCTTTCCTATCACCTCAAGAGCAAGCGCGTGAGATATTCCACTTCCAACAAGTGTGTCCAAAAGCATAGCTCCAATAGTAATTGGGTCAAAGCCAGAACGAACTGTCACCGTCAATTTGCACAAGAAGGAAATCACTTGTCGAGTTAATGTGACAGAGGCACCCACTTTTTCCAAACAACTTGACACTGAACGTACAATGTCATTCATCTGATCTCCAAAGTCGACACTATGCACGATTCTATCTGGCACAAAAAGAGCTTGAGCATCCAACTCCTGAAAATCGCGCACACTGTTGTAGAGAGCGTGAAATTCCGGATCAGCTGGATTCAACAGAACTTCAATTGGACCATCGCAACAAATGATGTTCACTCGATAATAATTCTTGTTACCAAGCGTTCTCTTAAAAGCTGGCAATCGTCCACGAGACATCTGTGCCAAACGATAAATCTTTGATCCAGTCGCTGTGAAATCACTTTCCATGAGAAGATCGCGGATGATCGTGCGCTTCAGGCTGTTATTGCGCGCACGCTCCTCAATTTGTTCCCATTGCATGTGATCCCACTTTGTTTTCTTTCGAACTTGAGTTTCCAATTCATCTGAACGGGTGAAAGTAACAGAGGGTACCAAATCAAATGTATGACGTCCTTTAATTCCATTGTATCCGTGAGCACTCCATGCATGATTGTTTGCCGAAACAAGGTCCTTAAATACTGCATTGCACTCGGTGCAACCAAAATCCCCAAGAAATTTACAAGTTTCCAGGTGGATCTCAGCAGAATAAAGACCTTTCAATTCAATACCACAATAGCAACGTGCATCAACATCATGTCGAGAATTTACGGCATGATGGAGAGCTCTTTTGAGGCTGGAACTTTTGTTGTAACAATTTTTCTCCACACAGGAGATGACATTCGTGAATACTTTAATCATTTTGTCGTCTCCCATCATCATTTGTGTCAAGAAAAGAGGCAGAAGGTTTTAAGAAAATTTTTGTTAGCCTCATCAAAAATAAAGACATTTACAATCTTGGATATAGATTTAGGATTTGACAACCCGCGGGTAATACCTATTGTCCTGAAATTTTAAAACGCGGCGTATCCAATAAATGTCAAAATTATCGTTGAGTTAATGCCTGGTACAAAACCACTGAAATACTGCCATATGCATCCAGCTTAAAACAGTCCAGGTCATAGAGAAATCCAACATATCACTTACTAATACAACAACTTCAAAATGTAATGGCGAAACGCTAAGAACGTGGGACACCCTCACGGGGAACTGTTTACACGTACATTACACAATTCATTGAAGATTTTCAGGTCTACACCTTCATCCTTAATCAAAGAATAATATAATATTAAATGTATTTATTAAAATGCTATTTCATTCGGTGACCATAGCTAGTCGTCCGTTAACTCCTCCAGAGAGGGCGTCGATTAACCGAGGCTATAACTAAAGGCCAAACACCACTAAGGCCATAATGTGCGTAGGTATTAG